CCCAGATGCTCATGAATGGCATGCAGTATTGATTGCCGGCGCCGGCGCGGCGGTCCTTCAGTCCAATCCACATGAATGGGCCATCGATGCGCGCGGCGAGGGGTTGCAAGGGCCGCGCAGCCTGCGGTCGGATGATGGCTGCGCACACCGCCTGGCCGGTGTACGGGTTCATGTTGCGCACGACCGCGATCATGGTGCCGTCGGGCATCGTGACCTTGCGACTCTGCATGCCGACGTTGCCGGCCACGGCCTTCAGTTGCCCCAGCAGCAGGCGTGCCGTGCGCACATGGTAGTGCGCGATGCGTTGCTCCATTTCGTTCCTCGCCTCGATCTTGAAGTTGACGGGACCGAGTTCGATCATGCGAGCTTGCGCGCCGCGCGCTGCTTCTCAGGTTCGATGCGATCGATCGAGAAGTCGGCGCCGTCGACGTTCTCGAAGCGGATCGACCAGTAGCGCCCCTTCATGCCGCGCCCGAACTTCACGCGGTTACGGTACACGCCGGAGCCGCGCGACTGATCGAGCAGGTACGTGTGCGACGCCAGGTCGTCGGCGCGCACCGTGATGCGCATGGCGCCCTCGGTGCGGTACGACACGAAGAGCGCCACCAGACGCGCCTCGTGCTTCGCGCCGAAGTCGATGTGGCCGGTGGTGAACGACGCGTCGATCGCGGTGCCCGCATCGCTGGCGCCGGCGAGCAGGTGAATGCCATCGGCGCCGGCGGCCAGTACGCGCGAGCCGACGCGGGCGAACGAGTTGAAGGCGAGCCCCGTGTAGCGCGTGAGCGCGAGCGTGGCGGTGTTCAGCGACAGTGCCGCGCCGGTGGCCGCGGCGGCACCCACCGCCGGCCCGAAGATCGTGCCGGTGACGGCGAGCGCGATGCGTATGTCGCCGCTCTCGATGCTCGCAACGGCGTACCCCTCGGCCGCCACGCGCACGCCGGGCAGCGCGACGAGCCCGCCGCCCACCGAGCCGCCGAGAATTTCGCCGAGCACTGTGACGGCCGGCAGGCGCGGCGATGCTTCGGACACCGAGCCGGCGAGGATCTCGCCCGTGACGCCCAGGCGCACGCCGATCGTGCCGCCGACGAGTACGCCCGAGGGAACGATGAGCCCGGAGACGTCGACCGCCGGGAGACTGAGCAGGCCGCTCGTGGCAAGCGAGCCGGTGAGCAGTTCACCTGCGACCTGTACACCGGGCAGTGGAATCGTCGCCTGGTCGGACGCCAGAAAGCCCGTGACGTCGACACGCGGCAGGCGCAGGTCGTGCGAGGCGAGTACGCCGCCCGCCACGAGCGCGCCGGATACGTCGATGCCGGGGAGCGAGAAGCCGCCTTGCAGCGGCAGTACGATCTCACCGGCGACATCCACTCCCGGCAACGGGATCGACTCGGCGGGGATGAAGCCTGTGACCGAGACGCCGAGCGTGATTGCGCCGTCGTCGGTCAACTCGTTTTCTACGATCGGCACATCCTCGTGCACCGCATCGAACAGCGCGAAGGTGCCGAACTGCGTGCCGACGGATCCGGTGGCCATCTACGGTGCCTGCGTCGCGTCGATAGAGAACTCGTCGATTTCCGGCGCAGACTCCGACGTTACCGCCACGGATTCGAGGTTGACGAGCGCGCCCTCGGTGGCCACGTCACCGTCCATGCGCAAGGAGTCGCCTCCGCCTCCGTTGCCGTCGAGGGCGTTGCTTTCGAGATGGTGATTGCGCACCCGAAAGGAGGTGATGTCGCCCTCCTGCACCGCGGTGCCAGACCACTGCTGCGTGGGCAACTTCTCCAACCGGGGGGCGTTGATGCAGTCGAACCGCAGCCCGTTGGCCGGGACCTCGGTGTTGGTGCCGAAGTTCGTCGGCGTTCCGCCGAGGGTGGTGACATCCACCCCGACCGTGCCCCCGGCCCACAGTCCGCTCCACGTTTTCAGCGTGTTCAGGTACAGCGTCGAGGCGTAAACCTGGAACTTCAGTCCGTGGTTGCGAAACGATTCGACCTCTAGCGCCGCTTTAAGGTCGGAAAGCGTCTGGCCGATCGAGTCGTTGTACGGCACCGGCGCCGACAGCAGGCTCGTCCCGTTGATGGTCACGTCGTCGACCGAGCCGGAAGTGCCCGAGAGCGCGATCCCCCCGGTTATTTCCATTTCCTCGTTCTGGTAACTGCCGCCCGCGTCGGTGATTTGCACCAGCTCGGTGCTCGCGGCCGCGTCGGCTGTCGCCGGTTGCTCGTCGCCGCACAGCAGTATGTCGCCGCCGGTGAGCGCCTCGGCGAGCGAGCCGAAGTTCAGCACATAGTTGATGAGCGTGTAGGTCATGCGCAGCTTCGACTCCGGCGTTTGCATCGCCGTGGCCGTCACCGCGAAGTCGGAAAGCGTCAGCGGATCGCTCGCCTCGATGTCCACTTCGTCAAGCACCATCGGCGCATCGGACAGTCCGATCGACCCGTCCATGCGCAACACTTCGCTGCTGGTGGCCGATCCGTCATCGTTCGTGCTGTCGGTGAGGAAGTGGTTGGTGAAGCGAAACCACGTCGCCGTACCGCTCGCCGCGGCCGTCCCGGTCCACGTCTGGTCGGGCGCCTTCACGAGCATGCCCTGCAGCACTTCGGCGTAGGGGTCGGCGTCGCGCTTCGCGAAGTGCAGCCCGTTGGCCGGCGCCGCGGCGATCGCGGTGAAGTTGGTCTTGGAGGCCGAGATCGTCGTCGCGCCGATCGTGACCGCGGCCTCGGACAAGCGCGGCGCCCAGGTGCGCTTGCTGTGCAGCGTGACCTCACCGGCGCCGTCGTCGGTGGCGTAGATGCCGTGCACACCGAAGCGGTTGCAGTTGATCGCCGCAGCCAGGTCGGTGGCCGTCTGCGCCAGAGTGCTGTTGAACGGCACGGCCGCCTCGAGCAACTCCGTGCCGTCCACCGTCACCGAATCGACCGACCCGGAGCCGCCCGAATCCAGCGAGAGCGTCGCCGTGACCGGCTGCTCGCGCGTGTACGCCGCACCGCCGTCGGTGATCGTGCCGATCAGCGTCGCGTCTCCGTCGCCGTCGTCTGCGCTCGCCGGCTGCGCGCCGCCGAACACATAGATCACCCCGCCGGAGAGTGCCTCGGCGAGCGAGCCATGATTGAGCAGATAGGACCGCAGCCCTGTGGAGAGCCGAAGCATCGGCGCTCCATCAGAACTCGGCCGGGATGGTCGGCGAGAACGCTGCGAGGGTCTGCGTGGCGCCCAGCGTCATCGTGGTCGGGCTCATGACGAGCTGGCCGCCGCTCGATGCGATCGAGCCGTCCAGGCGCAGCAGCGACGTGCTCGCCCCGTCGGCATCGGTGATCGGACCCTTGAGACGGAACCAGCCGGCCGTGCCACTGGCTACTGCGACACCCGACCAGATCTGCGTGGCTCGCTTGACCAGGATGCCGCTGTCCGCGTCCTGGAACCACAGGCCATTGGCCGCGTAGGCGCCGCTGGCCATGTTCGAGTAGCTCGCCGTGATCGTCGTGAGCGTGGCCGACACCGCCTCGCTGTTGAAGTACGTGCCGCGCCCGGGCCGGCAGGTGAGCGTCACCGTCACGCTCGAAACTGTCGCATCGAAGTCGCGGTTGTAGACCGACTGGTTGATCGCATCGGCCAGGTCGGAGGCCGTCTGCGCGAGGCTCGAATTGAACGGCACCGCCGTGTCGAGGATGTTCACCCCGCCGACGGTCACGGTGTTGATCGAGCCCGCCGCGCCGCCGGTCAGTTCGATGGATCCCGTGGCCGGCGTCTCGGCGGTGTACGCGCCCGATGCGTTCGTGAAGGTGACGAGCTTCGTGCCGCTGGGCGCATCGTTGGGGCTCGACGGCTGGCTGCCAGTGCGCACCTCGAGGATGCCGCCGTTGAACGCCGGCGCGAACGAGCCCTTGGCGAGCAGGAAGTTGCGCAGTCCGGTGGAAAGGAGAGTCGCCATGGTCAGGCTCCGTTGAACGTCGTGATGAGGCGCGATCCGTTCGCACCCTGAAAGAACACTGAGGCTCCGGCCGGCGGCGCCTCGAAACTCCACTGCTGCGAGAGGTTGACCAGTGTTCCCCCTGGCAGGCCCGCAACGAGCCCTGCTGCGGACAGCCACACCGGTACGGGCGCCTCGCCCTGCGCGACTTTCAGATCGCCCGCCGGCACCATGGCGAGCGAGCCGCGCACCGCGCCCACCCCATGGCGGCGCACCACCGACATGTCATCGACCGTCGCCCCGCCGAACCACAGCGTCTCGCGCTCGGTGCCGATGTACAGGCCGTCCTCGGCGGGCGCGAGCAGCGTCACGGCGTCCGGCAGCGGCCAGAGACGATCGCCGCGGAAGTGCTCGAGGGCGAACGGCTCCGAGGCGAGCACGAGCGGGCCTGCCGCGACGAACGCCGTGCCGCGGTAGATCGCCACCTCCGTGGCGTCCGCCGGTGGCGGCATGCACAAGAGCGTCGTGATCGGACGCTGCAGGCGCGCCGTCGTGTCCGAGAACGTGAGGCTCGCCGCGGACGTGATGCCGGCCTCGTAGAGCGCCTCGCCGTTGGTCGTCGAGCAGTACACGCACTTGGCGACGACCTGCGGATCGTCCGAGTCCGGGATCGCGACCGTGATGCCGCCGCCGGCGATGTCGATCGCCTCGGCGGGCAGCGCACCGGATTCGCGCCCATCGGCGGCCAGATAGGTCGCGGTGAAGAGGTAACGCCCGGCCGGCAGTTGGCCGCCGGTGGCCGCCGCCGTCAGGCCCGCGGGCGGCGCGATGCCCCAGCGCCGCGCGGCGCCTGCTTCGACGACGAGCGGCTCGAAGCCGTTGACCGAGTACACACGGCCCGCATGCTCGGCGTAGGCGCGGCGCGCGCCGGCCTTGACCGTGGCCAGCGTGGCGCTCGAGGCGAAGTCGGCGGCCAGGCGCTTCAGGGCCGCGCCCTCGGTGTAGAGGATCGGCTCGCCCGCCTCCGGCGCGTACAGCGAATGCGTGCCGCCGGCGATGGTCACGACACGCGTGGATCCGGGCCGACGCTTCGGCCGTCCGCGGTCGTCCAGATCGACGTTGACCGCATCCACGAGGTCGGCCAGGCCGAACCGCTCGGGGTCGATGTCGTTGCGGATACCGGTGTAGGCCGGATACTCGGCGAACGGGTCGAACGCTTCGGCGCGCGGGTCAGTAGTGGCCATAGTCGCGCCCGGCGTAGTGCTGCTGCTGCCACACCTCGTCGTAGACGGGTTGCGGCGCACCGAACTCGGCTTCGAAGAGCGCCAGCGCTTCGGCGGCGCGCTTCTTGTCGAGCTTCTGCGAGTCCGGATTCAGGTGCGCGCGAAACACCATCCAGTGGCGCAGCGCGCGATGCGCATGCGGGGCGATCTCCGGCTCGTCGGCGTCGTCGTTCATCTCCGCGAGCGGTGTGCGGATGACGGTCAGGTGCAGCGTGCCGGCCTCGGCTGGCGCAGGCACCAGCGCGATCGTGCCCGATTGGAAGTCCGGAATCAGCGCCGTGGGCGTGGCCGACTCGTAGTCCTCCCATCCGGGCAGGCAACGGTCGGCGTCGCGCAGCAGCACGAACGCCAGCGGCTCGGCACGTCCTTCGATGCGCGCACGATCGACGCGCACGACGCTCGCGTGCAGGCTGTAGAGCGACTGGTTGGGGACGAGCGTGATGCGTGCGACTGCGGTCGTCGTCGAGTCGCGCAGCAGGCGTGCGCGCCGCGCGGCTTCGATGTGCGCGTCGTTGGCGAATTCGTCGAGGTCCTCGTCGGACCACAGGTACGGCTCGACCCGATCGTCCAGATCGGCGCGGGCCAGCTCACGCAGTTGGGCAAGGTTCACTGGTGCGCTCCACGTGCTGCGTGATGGCGGCGAATACGTCGTCCGGGTCGATCGAGGCCGCGCACATCGCCGCGCCCGAGTCCGGATGGACGGCGCAATACTTCGAGCCGAAGTGCAGTTGGTGGCACGGATAGCAGGCGATCGCCGCGTGCGGGATCATCGAGGTGGTGCGCACCCAGTGCTTGGTGAGGTTCTCCACCGACGAGTGCGACAGCAGCACGACCTTGGCCACGTCCGTCTCGAAGGCCACGGCGTTGAGCACCCCGGTCTCCGGTCCGATCACGACGTCGACCAGTTGCGCCAGCGTCAGCGTCTGGCGGATCGACAACTCCCCAGAGGCGCAGCGCACGCGCGGCTCGGCCTCCCATCCATGCTCGAGGATCTTGCAGGCCATGTCGCCCACCAGCAGCACGCTGGCCTCGGTTTCGCTCATCAGACGCGCGATCACCGCGTCCTGCCACGGGTAGAACTTGTGCAGCGACGACCCGGCCAGTGCGTAGAGCACGCGCTCGGTGCCGGGCAACCCCGCCAGATACTCGCGCGCCCACGCACGTTCCTCGTCGGTCGGGTAGAAGCGCGTTTCCGAGCGATACGGGATCTGCGCCAGGTCGGCGGCGAATTCGCCGTAGTTGCGGTTCAGTTCGCGGTGACGCATCGCGGGCGGCCACGCGTGATTGGCACGCCCGGGGAGCGCCAGCAACGTGCCCTCGACGGACTCCGAGAGGTTCACCCAGCGCGTGAAGCGCGGTGCCCATTCCTCCCAGTACGCGGTGAGTTCCTGATTGGGAACCTGATCCTTGTCCTGAATCATCCACGCATCTACGTGCGGGTCGTTGCGCAGGATGTCCTGCCCCGCGGACGTGGTCATCACGGTGACGTGAAAGCCCTGCCGCTGGAGTTCGGGCAACAGGTTGGCGGCCTGCAGCATGTCGCCGAAACCGCCGTAACGCACGACACAAGCGGTTTTCTCGGGCTTGGGCGCCCGATGCGATTCCAGTTGCACGCGCGTGTCGAGCTTGCGGAATACGGTCAGGAAACTGTATTCGTTGGCCTGCGCGCGCACTTCGCTCACCACCAGATCGAACCCGGAGCGCGTGTGCTCGGCGACGGAAGCCATCGCGCGGCGGATGTCCTCGGGCCGGAAATCGTGCTTGTGATCGGGGTTCGCGCCCGGTTCGCCGACGTTCGGGTACAGATCGGCATGCGGCAGATAGAGCACCAGGTGCCCGCCCACCTTGAGCGTGCGCCACCACTCGGTGAGCGCGTCATGGTGGTTCTCGACGTGTTCGAGCAGGTGCGACGAGAACACGAAGTCGAGCGAGGCTGGCTCGAAGGGCAGCTTGCGGCAATCCTCGATGCGGATGTCGGGCTCGATCGGGGTACCGAAGAGCTTCGTATCGACGCAGTTGTCCACGCCGATGAAGTGCGGGAACGCCTTCTTCGGGCCGCACCCCAGGTCGATGCCGCGACCGCGCGTGTACGGCACGATGCGGTACTTGATCTTCTCGGATTCCGCGCCCTGCGGCGCTTCGGGATCCCAGGTCATCGCCGACGCGGCGGTGGCGCGATGCGCTGACGTACGGCTTGCACGGCCTGGCGCAGCTTCTCGCGGCGTGCGGCGCACCCTGAGCAGGCTTGCGCACGCGCGCGCAACTCGCGAGCCATCTGCGAGACAGCCTCGGTGACCTTGCGCACGGCCACGTCAGCCCGCCAGTTGCTGGTCGAGTTGCGCCTGCGAGGGATCGGCGGCCGGGCCCGGCTTCGCCTCGTCCGTCTTGGCTGCGTCGCCGGGCTTGTCGGGCTTGCTGGGCTTGCCGGCGGCTTTCTTCTCGCCGGCCAGTGGGCGGCCCTGACCATCGAAGCGCCGGCCGTCCTGTTCGAACGTCGCGCCCTCGTGCGGCGGGAAATACTGCGCGAACGGACGGTTGCGATCGAGCGTGCTCATTTGCGGCCATCCCCGCACGGCATGTTCTTGTCCGCCGGATCGGATTTCGTCGCCGCGCTGCCGATGCGATTGGTCGCGTTCACGTCGGTCGAGCGTCCGAGCGTCTGCGCGTTGCCCGTCATGCCGGTACCGGTGCCGCGACTGGGGATCGCCGTGGTGTCGCCCTGCAATTCGCCCGAGGGCTTGTAGAACTGCTCGCTGCTCATGGTTGTGGACTCCCTAGATCACCACCAGCGCCTTGCCGGTGTCGTGGATGATCGAAAACCGCACGCCGGACTCGATGACCGCCTGCGTGCACCCTTGGCAGTCCTCGACGCCGAAGTCGTCGAACAGGATGAATCCGCCACGAACCATCCGCTGTGGCATGTGCTCGAGGATCGCCTTCGTCGACTCGTACTGGTCGGCATCGGCATGCACGAACGCGATCGGATCCATCGGAATCAGCGAGTCGGGGAACAACCCCTGGACCACCGTCGCCTCCGGGATCAACGCCTGCACGTCCTGCGCGCTGGTATCGGCGAACTTGCCGACCGGGTTACCGGTATCGAGATCGCCCTGGTACGGGATGCCCTCGAAGGTGTCGTACAGGTAGAGCCTGCGGCCCAGTGAGGACAGCGCGAATGCCGTGCCGCCCCGGTAGACCCCGATCTCGCAGATCGCGCCGGCCGGTGCGCGGCTGGCGTAGTACAGCAGGCTGTGGATGGCCGCGAGCGGGACGACCGAGAAAGCCTCCCGGCCCGCGCCATCGGTGAGCACCGTGGACATCAGGGGGTCGCGTCGAGCCTGACCTGCAACTGGAAGGCGCCGACGAGCGTCGCCGAGTTGGCGCGCCCCTTGAGTTCGACGGCACCACCGGCGGGCACTTCGACGTTCAGCACCCCCGAGTCGAGCAGTACGCCGGCAGTGTTGGTGCCGAAGGCGAAGGTCGACACCGTGTCGGTGCCGACGATGACGTCCACGGCGGCGTCCGTATTCGTACCGGCCGTGACCACCAGCGCCGAGATGCGCTCGAGAATCGTGGCGCGGTACATCAGGAACTTCTGCATCGACGCTGACGCTGCGCCGGTAACTTGCGCGTTGATCGTCTGGATCGCGTAGTCGGGTCCGTCATAGGGCATGGCAGTCTCCTGTCAGCGCGCCCAGCCACGGGGGCGCCCGGCCACGCCACCTTGCGGCGCGTCCAGCCAGGTGTCCTCGGTGCCGTCACGCGTCGGATCGGTGTTGGGTGCCACGTCCAGAAAGCCGCGCTTGAGGTCGGCCTTCGAGACGGGCACACCGTAGTCGCCGCCCGAAATGCCGGCGTCGGAAGCCGGCAGATCGGGCAGCTGGTCGGCGGTGTCGCCGAACGCTTCCTTGAACTTGTCCATCGTTACTCCCGTTCCAGGTAGTGACGATCGGGCGTCGCTACCGCTTCACGACCGGCTCGGATGGCTGCGTAAGGTCGGGGCGAACCCGCTCCCATCGCAAGCCGCGCTTGATCCGACTGACCTGCACTTGCGAAACCCCGAAAGCCTGAGCGATCTCGCGTTGCGACAGGTCCGAGTTCGCCAGCATCGCCTTGAGCGCGACGACCTGTTTCTCGGTCAAGCGTGACTGCTTGTTCCGCTCGCCGAACAGGTGCCTGCCCTTCGCCTTCATGTCCTGATGGTTGTCGCCAGACGAACCTACTGAGAGGTGCGCAGGATTCACGCAGGCCGGGTTGTCGCACGAGTGCAAGAGCTGCGCACCTGGCGGAATCGGCCCCTTGTACAGTTCGTAGGAGAGCCGGTGCGCGTACACGTTGCGCCGGGTGCCCGGCACGCGGATCTGCCCGTAGCCCTTGCCGGCGAACGACGCCTGCCAGAGCCAACAACCCGTTTTCGCGTCTCGCTTCCACTTCGCCTCGAACCGTTCCCGGAGAACCTTCTCTACGTCCATCGCAACCCCCACGGGATCATCGCTGACCCCGTGGAGTTTACACCATCATGGTATTACGCGGCCGAGTCCCACTTGACGATGCGCGCCTGCGCAGCCGCCGTGTGGACGATACCAAAGCCGCCCAAATAATACCAAGCGATCCCGCGCGAACGACCGTAGTCCGAGGGGATCTTGCCGCGCATCTCCTCGGGGATCACGATCGCCTCGGCCACCGTGTCGCCGCCGAAGTAGTACGCCCAGTTGGACTTCCCGCTGGTGAACCCGGACTTGGCGATGTTCGTCTGTTCGAAGAACCGGGCGTTCTCGTAGCGACCGATCTCGCCGTTGAGAATCATCCGGAAGCCCTCGGGGGTGTACTGGTGCACGCCCTCGAGGTCGTTCTTGAGCTGGCGGAACGTCGACGGATGGCCCAGGCAGCCGTAGTCGTCGCCCATGTACGGCGGGATGTTGCGCTCCTTCATCAGGTCCACGATGGCCTTCACGTGGTCCTTGCCCATGGCGACGCCGTTGGTCGCCGTGGCGGTGCCGTTGGTGGTGAGCGCCACGCTGTCGGTGGCCGTGCCGTTGGTGGGCACCACGCGCAGCGGCGTCAAGTCGAACTGCGCGTGCGAGGCGATGTCGAACGCCTTCTTCGCGTCGTTCTTGAGCACCTTGTCGATCACTTCGGTGACGCTGTGCTCGGACAGGTCGTCGAGCTTGCCGGTGTACGGCACGGAGTTGCCGTGCTCGGTCATCGTCAGCGTGCCCTGCGTGATCGTGAAGTTGGTCTCGGGCATCGTGTTGGTTTCGATGATCGCCGCGCCCTGGTTGGCCACGTCCGAGTAGACGTTCCAGTGGTACACGTCGCCCTTGCCCTTGCCCTGTCCCGCGGCGTCTTTCACGTCCGCGAACTGCCGGAACTTCACGAGGGGCTGCACGGCATAGCGCAGCACCTTCGAGAGCCGGTCCGAATACATGTAGCCGCCTTCGCTGTCGGTGGCCCAGAGTTGTCCTGCCATGTCGATTCACCCCGTAGGTCGAGTTGTCTGGTGCGTGCTACTGCAAGGCGCGGTTCGGCGGGCGCCTGCGCGCGGCCATCTCTGCGATGGTTGCGGCGCGCGACTGCTCGCTATTGCGAACCGGTTCCTGCGGCGGCAAAGCACTGCCGGTACGAATCGGTACGGGCTTCAAGCCCGCCTTCTTCGCGGCCAGCGCGTCGGCACGGGTGGGCGCTGGCGGGGTGTTTGGCGCACCGGGCGCGGCGAGCTGATACCCGAAGGTCTGGTAGACCTCGTTGCCTGCGGCTTTCAGCGCCTCGCCGAAGGCCATGTCCGGGTGCGCATCGAGCACACGGTTCAGCGCATCGTCGGCGGCTGCTTGCAGGTACGGGTTTTCAGCGATCCGCACGTAGGTGCCCAGAAACTCCTTGAGCGCCGAGCCTTGCTCGATCTGCTGTGCAACCACGGCGGCGACCGCTTGCGTATCGATGCTCGCTGGCGTCGCAGGCGCGGGGGTCGCTACTGCGATAGCCTCGAGCAGCGCATCGGTCAAATCCCCTGCGGCTGCTTCCTCACCCTCGACGAACACCTTGCCGAGAGCATCCTTCACCTTGCCCATCACCGTCGTCCTCGCGGACGATAGGTCGGGCTTGGATGGCTGCACCGTATCCACTGTTGCCGCGGACGCGGGCATGCGCACCTGTTCGCGGGCGCTGCGCAACAGTTCCGTGGCCTGCTGCAAGCGCGCATCGGCGGTGCGGTTGATCTGGTAGTTGCGCACCAGTTCGGCGATCGGCACGTTGCGCTCTTCGCCGTCGATCTTCACCGTGACGTTCTGGCCGGCATCGACCGGACGATCATCGGAAGCCAGTTGTTCGGCCAGTTGCGCATCGGCCTCGCCGGCCGGCGCATCGGCGTCCGGTTTCACCTCTGCCTCCGCCGCAGGCTGCCCGGTGCGCGTTGCCGCCAGGCGGTCCAACTCGGCCATGCGGCGCGCGGCCGGGTGCGTGGCGCGCAGCGCCGCCTCGGCCTCGGGATCGCTCGGTGCCGGATCGACGCCAGCGGGATCGGGTGCAGCGACGGCAGCAGCGCCGTTCGGGGCGGCGGTATCGGGCGTCGGATCGGCTGCGGCCGGGTCGGTGTTCTCGGGCTTGGGCATGGTCTATCCCTCGTATTCGTCGGGTGCGTCGTCGTGCTGGGCGAGCGCGAAAAGCGCGGCCTCGCCCTCTTCGATCTGCGCGGCAAACCAGCGCAGTGCGGCGTCGATGGCGTGCACGCGGCGCTGCGCACCCGCTACGGCGTGGGTATCGGCGGGATCGACTTCGACCAGCGCTTCGAGAGCGCCCTGGCGATCGGATTCGGCGCGCAGCGCAATCGCGCGGCCGAGCGCGGAATCGAAGAACGCCCGCGCCCGCGCGCCCAGGTCGATCGCTGCGTTGAGCGCGTGGCGCTCGTGCGTGGGCTCGGCAAAATGCTCATCGGCCATCGCCGCGAGCATCGCCACTGTTTCCGCGCGTTACACGAGCGGCGTTGCGTCGTTCTCGACTGTCTCGATGCCCTGCGCCACACCGTCGGCGGGGCTCTCGGGGTCGAGCGTGCCACCGGGCTGGAATTCCACGCCGGTGCGCCGGTCGGAGACTTCGTTCTGGATGAGTGCCGGATCGCGTGCGGCCGGTGCCGCGATGTCCGGATCGTCGCCGCCCTGGCGCGTGTAGCCCGAGGCCGCGAGGATGCTGTCGGCGATCGGCGCGATCGAGGGCACCGAGCCCACGGCCTGGCCGGCTTGCAGCGCCGAGTAGAAGGCGCGCACCAGCTTGTCGACCGACTCGGCCTGCGTCTTGGCGACCTGTGCGGCGAGCAACTCCGGCGGATGCTTGGCGGCGAGCGCCGTTTTCGTCTGTTCGAGTTCGGTACGCAGTTGCATCACGCGCGGGTCGTCGTCGGTCCACGCGAAGAATCGGCTGCCATCGCGGTAGCCGATCATGGCGAACAACTCGCCGACCAGTTCCTCGATGTCCAGTCCGCGCGCCTCGAGTGCGCCGTCGCTGATGAGTTTCTTGACCGCCTCGAGCGCGAAGATGAGCAATTGCGCCTTCTGGTGCGGATTGGTCGCGCCCATGCCGACGTTGACCTGCAGGCGCACGTCCTCGGCCCAGATCGTATCGGGTACGACGGCCATGCCCGCCTGGCGCATCGCCATCGCGATGAAGCGCGCGTCGTCCTCGTACTCGCGCTCCATGTCGAGCAACTGGCGCAGCACCGGCTCCATCCACGTCTCGACGAAGGTGCGCAGCCGGTACGCCGAGACCTGATTGGCGTTGGCGGTGAGGATGTTCATCCCGCCCACCGTCTCGTTCAGGTTGCGGTTGCCCTGCACCGAGGCGTTATTGAACTGCCCGACCAGATCGTCGAAGTCGATGTTCAGCCGGTCCTGCTCGGCGAACGCCGACGTCGTGACGTCGGGCGTTTCCACGACGCGCACGTCCTTCTCCGGATCCTGCAGGAGCGTGACCGAGCCCGGCGCATTGCGCGTGACCGATTGCACGTCGACCTGGGCGTTGCGCTTGACGAAGTAGCGCTTGTTCAAGACGAACGACACGTTGTCGATGCGCTGGTTGCGCAGGTCGTTGGCCTCGCGCTGCAGCGCCGCGGTCAGCCGGGGCAGGCTCGACGGGTAGTGCCGGTGCGCCTCGATGGTGGTGAAGCCCACGACGAAGGGCCGGCCGTGCGCGTACTGGGTTTCGATCGGCTCGATGCTGGTCGACAGCAGCGTGTCGTCGAGCGTGTGAAAGAGCCAGTCCTGCCCCTCGACCTCGAGGACGACCTCGCGCACCCAGACGATGCGATAGTCGCCTGCGCCGGTGCCCACGTCCTTCGAGTCCTGCCGGTTGCCTTCGCGTTG